ATCATTAGCGCGGTAAAAACCCGGTGTGCATCGTTTTTGATTATTTCCGCACACTCGCGCAGAGGAGTTCCCCATCGGGCTACGGTCATGGTTAATGCGGGAATACAGCGACGATACAGCGCATGATGTGTCAGGCTTGAACACCTTTATCCGTTAAAAGGGATATCAGTTAAGTTATCCCGTGTAGGGTATAAGCCATTATCAAGCCCACCAGTAGATGGGCTTTGTAATGGAGAGCCGTTGTGAAAGTGGCTCTCAGACTGTCATTTTTTCCCTTTCTGTTTACCTGCCCACTGTTTTGCAATGTACAGGCAGTCATCGAAAATTCGGCCTTTTCTGCTGGCTTGTGAACAACGGCGGTAATGTTCCACCGCCATGTCAGCGCCAGTCATAGCCGCGTTTTGGTCGTATCCAAACTTTATTAACTCGGTTGTTACATTTTTATGTATGAAATCAATCGGAGTCATGCTGGTTTACCATCAGGGAAATCCCCCATGTCACATAGCTTGAACTGAATCAGATCCTTCACAAGCTGCTCAGCCTTTTTAATGGCCTTCTTCTCTTTCTTCCGACGAGTCATGAGAGCGCTACCTGCTTGACCGTGCATTTCAAATGAGAACTTCTCAGCAGCCGCGACACGGTTTTGCATTTCGCTGATTGCCATATCGGTCAGGCCAGAGAAATCGAGAAGGTTAATGTCCTTCCCCCCCTCAAGCTCAGTCATGTGGTCATACACCTGCGCCTGAAGCTCATAGCTGTAGCTCATTGCCATGAGGCAAGCTTCACGCTTGGGAAAATTGTAAATATCCCTCTCCACAACACCACCTGTTCCGTTGATATAGGTATCAGTTGCAAAAAATTTTGCAGCTGCATCCCCGAGGACCTTGGGTACTTTCTTCATGAAACTGCGGTGTTCGAGTTTGCGATATTTCTTACAGGGGAACGCAAGCCCCTCCGCCTCCGCTTTGGATTTCCGATCAGCATTAATGTAATCCACCATCTCAAGACTGCTCATGGTCGGGTATTCGCCAGAAGGAAGAACGGTTAATGATTTGTTCATGTCGGTATTTCCTTTAGAAAGTTGAGCCTGTTCGCACAGAAAAGCCGTCCCCGAGAGGTCCTCACCTATACGGCAGTTCTCAGGCTCAGCTTTCTGAAAGACTCGGGATTGTTACGCGCTGCGATACGCTGTGAAATTCAGATGTAAAAAAAGCCCCGCATCGCGAGGCTCATTAAATTGACTTTGTGATTTGCAAAAAAAATTATTTCAGGCATTGCGTCCTGATGTATTCCTGCAGGTAGTTAACCTGCGCGGTTATCCTGTCGATTCCACTTCGGAGACGGTAATAATTGAGTTCAGCATCTGCTGTAAGTCTTGGGCTTTCTCCATCGCCCATGCTGCTGGCTTCGGTCGTTGACTTTGCACAGGTGGCGGCGACTTGCAGGCGCTTACGACCAGCAGAAACATCAGCACGGAGACTTTCGATAGTCGCGTTAGCATCAGCAAGCTCCTTTGTGTATCTGGCGTCGAGTTCTGCTACATCACGTTGACGCCTCTGCATGTCAGCGATAATGGATGCGGCTTTATCGCGCTGCTCTTTGTAGGTCATGGCGTTATCACGGTAATGATTAACAGCCCATGACAGGCAGACGATGATGCAGATAACCAGAGCATAAATAATCGCGGCGACTCTGCTCACTGATCTATCCCCCAACAGGCTAATGCGCTTTCCTGGTCACGACGAATAACCTGTCCATAGCAGTTATTTGAACGTATGCGGCAATCGCGCCCACCATCTTTTATCCACCAGCGAATCGCCTCGCATGCACCTTTACGATCACCGGCATTCAGCCGCTTATAAAACGTCGACGGGAAACACTTACCGGGGCCAATGTTATAGGGACAAAATGACGCTATACCCGCTTTCTGTGGTTCGGTCAGTGGCACTTTAATATTGCGCTCCACCCATGCCAGCGCCTTATCCCGTTCAATGGCGTTAACCTGGTCGCATTTTTCCTTCGACAGTTTCATACCGGGAAAAACGGGTTTTCCATCCACCACCGTGGCACCCCGACAGATGGTCCAGATGCCGGAACCATCGCGGTATGCCGTTGTGTGGTTACCTTCTTTTTCATCCAGAAACTGGTCGAGAATATCAGGCGCAGGCGCACCGACGGCAATCAGTGCCAGAACGGCAGCCGACAGGCCGTATCTGATTTTTGCGTTCATGGATATTTATCAGGATTTATCGGTTTCTGAACCCTGGATATGTTTATCTGTCCCGGCCTGTTGAATCAGGCAAGGAATAGTTAAATACAATAGAGAGGATTGTTTATGGACAATAGCACCATTTCTCTACAGGAGTTGCTCGACTGCATTTCCAAGCTTCGGGATGATGTAAATGCCCTTACTGTCGCATTTTCATATCTGGCATTCTCAATTCCCAAGGAACAAATGCAACCAACACTGGCATCGCTCCAGCTTGAATCACTCAACCCCAAATGGTCCCAGCAACAACAAAATTCTTTCAAGTGGCTGGCGGTATTACTGGAAGAAAAATATGCTGGTGAAATTACCATTTCGGCGGAGTCTTCAGAGAACCAGTAATTCTTCCCGGTAGCTTTCCTTTGTAGGTTATCCACACATTCTGCGCCTCTAAAATTATGGGGCGCTTTTCCGGCGACAGCTCATCCCCTTCACATAACCCGGCAGCAACATCCAGGAAGACCTGTCTGATGCTCCTTCTGGCTGCTGCCTCATAAAACTCCAGCGCGGCACCTTCAACACGGTCCAGCGAGATGTCCAGGTCAAAAATTTCACCGTCAAAGCGTTTTTTGTCCCGTAACGCTAAAGTTACCGTAACTTTATTCTCAAAATTGCGGATCCCTTTCACAATCAGTTCATAGTTTTGAGTCATTGAATTACTCTCCCCGTGCAGCCTTACGCTTGTCTTCTTTAATCTTGAAATAAAGATTTGTCAGGTACGTCAGCAGGCCAAAAACCAAGCTCCCTAGCACACCTATCGCCACCCACTGGGATGGAGAGACTTTGTCCAGCAGCTGCAGTAACCAGTATCCCGTCCCCACCGCTGACGTGGTGTATGACACACCTGTTGTGATTTTTTCCATCTGGTACATACCCCGTCTCCCGTTATCCGGAAGCTGACAACAATAAAAAAGCCACCAGTTAATTACTGATGGCTCTGATGCATAAACGTCATAATACCTGACCATTATGATTGACAATAATTATAATGTTTATATAGAAATATCCCCGATATGTGTTACATATCATTTCTCCACGGGGTATATCCCTACGCCAGCGTAATCTTCTCTTCTACTACGCTGGCGTTTTTTTATTATGATGCCGGTGCATTTATCTCCAGCATCAGACTTTCTATCTCAACGCCATACGCTGCATTTTTTGTAACATCCGTCAGCGTCAGCGCATTCAGTCCCAGAGTCAGACTGTCTTTTATAACCTGGAATGCCGGGCCAGCCACTCCATTCAGTTTCGGAGTAACCGTGGCACTGCCGGCGGTGAACACCAGCTCCAGCGTCTGCCAGTCGTTACTGTAGCCCCCAAATTCCCCCAGCTTCGTGTTTCCTGCTTTCCTGTGATGCATCAGATTCAGTCTACCGTCAGTGGTCTGAGTGAAGTACGACATCAGGAACGGATTACCGGTACCCGTCATCGCCACACCATCAGGAACGGGAGCGTCCGTATACAGATAAATCCCCAGCCCGAACTGATTATTAGTCAGAGCTCCAGACAGGCGGAACTTACAAGTCAGCCTGCCGCCCTGTGTCAGCAGGGTAATTGCGTCATCCACCGGATGCGCCAGGGACCAGGTTTTATTGCTCTGCTTGGTGATCTTAAATACACCATCTGCCAGCTGAATTCCGCCATCTTTAATAGTCCAGCCCTGCGTAGCAGCCTCTCCGTCTGCCGGCAGCAGGGAGACTGTGCGGACGGATGTTTCGCTATCAGACGGCCCCGATGGCGTATCGCCGCCGGGCGAGGGGTTGATTTCCGGTGCCTTACCACTGATGAAGGCTGAGGTGCGCCCGGCTGCGTTCAGAATAGCGGTTGCCAGGCGATCCGAAATAATGCTCCTGCGCGCCCATGAACTAAAATGTGTCGGGCGGTTTGATGATACCCAGTTTCCATTCGTTCTCGATGCCGCACCGTAATATCCTGATGCCGGAATATCTGGATCTTCTGCCGGCGCATTAGTGGCGGTATTGACGCCGTTACCGTCTGTCATGAACGGCACAAAATAAACGCCCTCACTCTCCCTGTTTTTGTACGCCCCGTAAATGGTGTTGTACTGCGTGCCGTAGGTGTTTTTCCAGTAATACGTCGTGTCACCACAAATCCACGGCACATTTACAGCACTGCCACCATGACACTGCGCGTTAAACACAGTGAGGTCAGCACGAAACTGCTTCAGCATGGCTGTAAACAGAGCAGGTTGCTGTGCGTAGGTGGCGGCGCTCATGTCAAACTCTCCCTGCATCCAGCACACCGCCAGCAACACATTTTTCTGGTTCTTCTGTAATGCAGCTTTGGTGCGCACAATCAGGTCCTGATATAACGGTTTACCCACACCCCAGCGCGCCGAATCCTGGCTGGCCCCCGTGTCCGCACTGAATGTCCCCTCCGCGCCCAGGGTAAATGCCGAACCACCACGACAGCATGGTACCAGCAGGATCCCCGCATTATTCGGGATATACGGGAGCAGTTTTTTGGCAATATGAAGTCCCTGCCCCACACAGCCATACTGACCTTTGCTTAGGTCAGCCCTCGGATGATTCAGCGTACTCATATCCTGCACATCATGCAGACAGTGGTCAGCCGGGATGATGTCGTTATACGTACAACTCTCTCCACCCGGAGTTACCGTGCTGCGGCGCGCCAGCTGTTTAATGCGCGGATCCGGAGCATCGTAAGAATCCGGCAACGGAAGCCCTTCACCGTAGGCCATGCCGTTGGACTGTCCGGCAAGCACAACCACGTAGAACCAGTCCGGCTCAGATGAAGGGCCGACCTGTGGATCTCCTTCAATAGCCACCGCCTGCATCAGTGTGTACGGCGTAATGGCAACCGGTCCGCCGTATGGCTGCCAGCCCTCTTTCAGCTTTTGTGTCAGTTTTTCCGCCAGATCTGACGGCGAGGAAGCCCTGACCAAATCATAACGTTTAATCGACATCAAATTTCTCTCATGCACAGGAATAAAGTAGGGAAAGGCCGGAGCAGGAACAGAAGAAAATCACAGGATGAACATCTGCCAATAGCAGGCCGTAAAAAAAGGCCGCGCCATGCGCAGCCAAAACTCACAAGGAAAATGATAACTGGAATAACAATTGTGATATACGCATGGTACCGGGAGCTTCCCGGTGAGTTCAGCCTGGTGCAACCGAACCCGCGTCAGCCGCCAATCGACAATTAATCGAAGTATTCGACATTCACCAGTCGCCCCCCCATACAGGGGAATTCACCATGCAGAAATGTTTTTAATAAACAGCAAACAAAAAAATCAAGCATTATTCAGTCTGTTTTTTCATCATAGGCCACAGCAATACCATAATGCTGCAGACCAGAACGCCATCCGCCAGCACCGACATAATTCTGCTGGTGAAATCCATTATCACCATCACTAAAAGCAGGATCACAACAGCAAGCAGACACGGTTTACAAAACAATGTTCAGAAAACGCATTCTGCATGTCTAAGGTTCTATTCCTACGAATAGCCAACTTGCAACTTAAAATATTATTTATGCAGCCAATTAAATTCTGGTCCTTACAATATCAACCTGAAGATTCTTATCTTGTGCTGATTGATAAATGACAAACCTTTTACTACCTGCATTGAAAGAAGTAGACAAAACCAGACAATTATCATAACGAGCAAGAACATAATACCAACCATCATTATAATTAATCATTTCATATTCTTTCTTAAACTGTGGTTTGTAATATCCTGTCAGAAATGAAAAAAGCCAGAAATATGCCACAAAAGCAATCATCACAATCTCAAAAAAATGTTTTTTTATAAATGGCTTATCATAGAAGCATGATACCGATAAAAATCGCCCATAAGATCTTATCGAAATTGTAACCGCCAGCGCAATCGCTGCTGACAGTAGCAAAAGAGGTACCTGAATCTTCTGTCTCAATATAGAAAACTCAATAATTGCCGGCACAAACAATAATTCCACAGCAAAATAAAGGCGAAATACATTTAGCTCTTGCATAGAATGTTTTCTTTTCACTGCGAAAAAGAATACAACACCAATACCCCAACCGATAAGAAATATAGCAATGACGATAACTGCAAAAAATAAACTTCTGGCAACATCATCAACACCTGCACCTACAATCCACCATGGGAAGCCGTAGTAAAAAGAAGTACCCCATCCATAGAAATAAGCACTCCCCCATCCAAGGCATCCCATATAGGCAATAAAAAGTGAAGAACTCCTGAGCAGCGCACCATCCTTCATAACCACCCCAATACAAGATGATAACATTGGCTTACAACTCATAACAAAAGCAATTCAATGCCGTCAAGAGGTTACAGGCTAAAAAAACTCTATTACATTGCAGTCAGCATGTTTACTACACAAATACAATTCAGGGCATAAAAACTACTCGGTGGCAGGTTATTGAGATTCATCAATGGCAGGCAAAAAACACCCATTGTTGGCGTCAAATTTACCCAAAGTTATTCAAAAAGTCAATATTATGCCATTAATACGTTGCCATCCGTGGCAATCATGCTGCTAACGTGTGACCGTATTCAAAATGTTGTCTGCAATTGACTCTTCCTTGTGGCATTGCACCACCAGAGCGTCATACAGCGGCTTAACAGTGCGTGACCAGGTGGGTTGGGTAAGGTTTGGGATTAGCATCGTCACAGCGCGATATGCGGCGCTTGCTGGCATCCTTGAATAGCCGATGCCTTTGCATCTTCCGCACTCTTTCTCGACAACTCTCCCCCACTGCTCTGTTTTGGCTATATCAACCGCACGGCCTGTACCGTGGCAATCTCTGCATCTTGCGCCCGGCGTCGCGGCACTACGGCAATAATCCGCATAAGCGAATGTTGCGAGCACTTGCAGCACCTTTGCCTTAGTATTTCCTTCAAGCTTTGCCACACCACGGTATTTCCCCGATACCTTGTGTGCAAATTGCATCAGATAGTTGATGGCCTTTTGTTTGTCTTTCTGGCTGAGTTCGTGCTTACCGCAGAATGCAGCCATTCCGAATCCGGCTTGTGATTGCGCCATCCCCATAGCAGCCATCACATCAGTACCGGAAAGAGAGTCAGAAGCCGTAGCCCGTGGTGAGTCGCTCATCATCGGGCTTTTTGGCGAATGAAATTTAGCTACGCTTTCGAGTCTCATGCGCCTTCTCCCTGTACCTGAATCAATGTGAGGTTTCCGCAGAACACTGCGCCAGTATCGATATACATCTGGTTGGCAAACTTGAGTGGTTTCACTGCTGGCGTATGACCAAAGATGAACGTGTCCGCGCCTTTAATTTCTTTCACGATCCCGTCTTGTGAGTTGCTGATTCGTTCGCGGTTCCAGATTACCTGCTGATGATCAACTGGCTTTCCAAATTCGTATTCGTCACAAGGATAATCGGCGTGGCAGATGACATATTTTTTACCTTTGCTCACCAGTTCGATGATTAACGGAAGTTCTTCTGCTTTATGGGCAAGAGCTTTAGCCAGAATTTCTTTGTCGTAATCGAGATTAAAGAACCAGCCACCGCCATTAAGCAGCCAGTGATTGACGTTTCCACGCTCTGATAAGCCATCAATCATCATTTGCTCATGGTTTCCACGTACAACTCTGAACCAGGGGAATGTGATTAATTCCAGACATTCAACGTTCTCTGTACCGCGATCAACCAAATCGCCCACCGAGATAAGCAGGTCTTTTTTGTTATCGAATCCAATCGTATCCAGTTTGTTCATCAGGTTCGTGTAGCATCCGTGCAGGTCGCCAGCTACCCAAATATTTCGGTATTTGCTGCCATCAATTCTTTCGTAATAGCACATCTCTTTCACTCCATCCGCGATGAACCATGAGAACGTCGTTGACGATGGCGTGCATTTTCCCGTCTTTATCATCAACGTATTTTCTGACCGTACCGCGACTACATTTCAGTCTGCGTGCTACTTCTGTCTGGTTTCCGTATGCTTCAACGAGCATGTCTGGAATGGTTTTTACTGAGAACGTCATGCGGCCTCACTTCTGCTATTTCGCAGGTCTTTGAGTTTCTGTTGGTACTCTGCCTTGATCGCCTTGCACTCTTCGACAGTCCAGCGATGGCGGCTATGGTTTGATTCGATTTCGTCTACTGCTTCCTGCCCGATGCGGTTAATCAGTTCGACTCGATACGGAACGAGATTTCCGCTTTTGTGCTGGTTGCACACCACGCATTGCTTGTGAATATTGCGTTCATCAAATCGGAGTTGAGGTGCCGCAGCAGTTGTCCGGTAATGTCCGGCATCCCACTGAGCAGACGTGAGCGTTCCGCACGAGATACATGGTAAGTCGCGGTCTCTTTCTCTGATGAAGGCGTTTACGGCTTGTTGGGCTTGTTTAATCCAGTAACTGCGGGGCTTTAAGGCGAGTTTTCGAATCTTAAGTTTATCTTTCTGTTTCTGTTCATCTCGTCGTCGTTTCTTCTCTGCTGCTTTTTCCGCTTTTTCGCGTTCTTTACTTCGTCGTTCGAGTGCTAATTGAGTTCCGTGTTCCGGGCAGCACCACCACTGATTTGAGAATGCCGGGTGAAACCATTCCTTGCATATTTTGCATTTCCTTCGCGCTGGTTTAGCCATCGTCTTCTTCCTCGTGCATCGAGCTATTCGGAGCGCTCATCAGTTCTGCGCAGCAGTGCTCACACACGTGAACTTCCAGCACATGCAGCTTCTGACCGCAGTTAGCGCACGTTAAAGCTCGCTCGACGCTTTCTTGTTCGTAACTTCGATTTTGGTCAATCACCTTGTTTTCCTCGCACGATGTCTTAGCCACCGGATATCCCACAGGTGAGCCGTGTAGTTGAAGGTTTTTACGTCAGATTCTTTTGGGATTGGCTTGCGTTTATTTCTGGAGCGTTTCGTTGGAAGGTATTTGCAGTTTTCGCAGATTATGTCGGTGATACTTCGTCGCTGTCGCCTCATGCCGCCCTCCTGACGCCATGCCCGATTGCCATCAATGCCGCTTTGGATACGGTAGTAAACATCCGTCGAGGACTGATGAACGGTCGCCAAATCAGCAGCATGGAGCCTTTGCTGTTTCCCTTCTTCTCCAGCCCTGTCGATGGTTCGATAAAATTAATCCGTCCATCAGTGATAATGCGAACTTCGTCAACGCTCTCCAGAGCCTTGCTGAACCAGCCGACAGACATATCTTCTGGCACAAGCATCACTACCGCCTGTCGCTGTTGTATGCACTGCTCAGCGGCTTTTTCCACCCACGGTCTGATATTACTGTACGGTGGGTTATTCCAGATTGCACCGTGGCTTACCCACTCAGAATTGAGCGCGTCGTCAGCCTCAGTTAGCCAGTGAGCACACAGAGCATTTTTGTCGCTCGCTGCCGAATCCAGCCAGAATCCAAACTCAATATCCAGTGCATCAAAAAGCCAAAGCGGCGTTTGCCAGCAGTCCTTGTCGTGTGCTGGCGTATTTGATTTGATAGTCATGCAGCCCGATCTCCCCATCGCGCTCTCCATTCGAGAGCCAGTCGCGCTTCGTCTGACCACTTAACGCCACGCTCTGTACCGAATGCCTGTATAAGCTCTAATAGCTCCGCAAATTCGCTTACACGCATCCTGCTGGTTGACTGGCCTATTACCACAAAGCCATTCCCGGCAAGGTTAGGAACAACGTCCTGCTGCTTTAATGCTGCTGTAAAAACGCACTTCCAGCTTTCTGCATCCAGCCAGCGACCATGCCATTCAACCTGACGAGAGACGTCACCAAGGCAAGCCCAAAGCTTTCGATTCTGGTCTAAGCTGCGGTTGCGTTCCTGAATGGTTACTACGATTGGTTTGGTTGGGTCTGGAAGGATTTGCTGTACTGCGTGAATAGCGTTTTGCTGATGTGCCGGAGATCGAATTTCAAAGGTTAGTTTTTTCATGACTTCCCTCTCCCCCAAATAAAAAGGCCTGCGATTACCAGCAGGCCTGTTATTAGCTCAGTGATGTAGATGGTCATCTTTTAACTCCATATACCGCCAATACCCGTTTCATCGCTGCACTCTGGCGACACTCCTTAAAAATCAGGTTCGTGCTCATCTTTCCTTCCCGTTCTTCCCTGGTAGCAAACCGGTAATACACCGTTCGCCAGACCTTACCTTCGATAACCAGAAGACCTGCCCGTGCCATTTTAGCCGCGGCCTGATTTATGCTGGTTACGGTTGCGCCTGTTAGCGCGGCAACGTCCGGCGCACAGAAGCTATTATGCGTCCCCAGGTAATGAATAATTGCCTCTTTGCCCGTCATACACTTGCTCCTTTCAGTCCGAACTTAGCTTTAATTTCTGCGATCTTCGCCAGAGCCTGTGCACGATTTAGAGGTCTGCCGCCCATAACAGGAAGTTGCTTTACGGGTTCAGGTATCGTCTCACCACGGTTAATTCGCGCGGTCATACAGGTCAGTTCATCGGCAGCCTTGCGCCGTAATTCCGCATCAGTAAGCGCATTGGCCCGCATGTTCTGATACAGGTTGGTAACCAGCCAGTAGTGCGCGTTTGATTTCCACGGATAAGACTCCGCATCCGGATACAGGCCTCGCTTCCGGCAATACTCGTAAACCATATCAACCAGCTCGCTGACGTTTGGCAGTCCGGCGATAACGGATGCTTCTTCCCGGCACCATGCAACAAACTGCCCGGGTGATGGCAGAAATGGTCGATTCTGCCGACGGGCTACGCGCATTCCTGCGTTAACCTGTTCCATTGTGGTGATCCCGTTTTCCCGGAAAGCCAGAACCCACTGGCGGCGAATTTCGTTCAGTTCGTTCTGGTCACGGTTAGCCAGACTCGCCGGGAAAGTTGCCAGTAACTGGCTGAACACACCGTTGATGATCTGCGCTACCTGCTGTACCTGCGGCTTTTCGTCGTACTGTTCCGGCATGTTGTTGGCGATCCGACGCATCTGCTCACGGTCAAAGTTAACCATCTGTGCGGCGATGTTTTTCATAGATCCACCCCGTAAATCCAGTCTGTGTTTGTCAGGTCGAGTTTTGGTTTACTGGCTGTCACGACTGCCTGTTGCTTGTTACGGTTGATTTCGAGCTGGGTCCACTTGTCGCGGAGTTTGGCCGGGCTAAGCACGTTACCGGACCAGAAGTTGTCCTGGCATGCCCAGCGGAACAGCACGCACATGTCGCGGTGGTTACGTCCGTCACGTTCACGCATCAGGCGGATATCGTTAGCCCACCCTGCAAAATTCGGTTTTCTGGCTGATGGCGCGATGGTCTTCACCATGTCAAACATCCACTCTGCGGCGGTCAGGTCTTCTGCTGTCCCCCACTTGCTGCCGCTCTGAATTGCAGCATCCGGTTTAACCACAGAAAGATCGTTTTCTGGCTGGTCAGAGGATTCGCCAGAATTCTCGGACGAATAATCTTTTCTTTTTTCTTTTGTAATAGTGTCTTTTGTGTCCCCCTGTTTTGAGGGATAGAAATCCCCCAATTTGAGGGATGTTTTATCCCTCGTTTTAGGGGATTTTCCCTCGTTTTGAGGGATGCACCATTCTGAGATGTTTTTATTTGGTCCAAACATGCCGCATTGCTGCTTGATAATATTCATTCTGACGAGTTCTAACTTGGCTTCATTGCACCGTTTGACGGGTAACTTTGTAATCTCGCTAAGTTGAGAATCGGTGATTCTGTCCATTGGTTTATTCCACCCATAGGTTTTACGCAGAATGGCAAGCAGCACTTTAAACTGTCGCTTGGTCAGATCTGCGCCTGAATAAGCCTCAAGCAGCATATTTGATAGTCTGGCGTAACCATCATCGAGATCTGCCACATTACGCTCCTGTTTGGCAAAGTTACCTCTGCAGAAGTTGAGTATTTTTGCTGTATTTGTCATAATGACTCCTGTGGATTGATCCAGTCTTTCTACATCAGGCCTCAAAACTGTTGCAGCAGTCTTGAGGCTTTTCTTTTGTCAGCACCATGGCTACTTTCTTTGCCAGCTCCGCTAATTCCTCGTCTTCAACACCCCACTCCAGCACAGCCAGAAGCATGGCCATCTTTGGGATAAAGCTGTCTTTCCATCGCGAAATTTGCGATTCATTAATCCCTAATGCATCAGCAACCTTTCGCTGACCACGTACAGCAATTCGATTTAGGATGTTGCTTGTAATTGCATTCGCTTTCTTGCGAGTACTTGTAAGTTGCATATGTAAGTATTTCCTTAACAAATAAGAAGTTATACGCACCAACTGATGCGCGTTGTATTCCCGCATTTCGGCGGGAATGAGGACCATGACTGTTAAAGAGCAATTTGCTTATGCCGCTTTGCGATAAGCACTTTCTTGATACTTCAGGGCGCCAGCTGTAACGACTTCCAGTCGATAGGCGTCTTTCTCTGGGATGACTTCCTTCCACTGAGAGACTGCTGCATCGCTAATGCCTAACGCTTTAGCTACCGCACGCTGGGTTCCGAAGTGGTCGATAACATCTTTCTTGTACATAGACTCGCTCCAAAATTAAAGAACACTTAAATTATCTGTCAAAGGAATCTTAAGTCAAGTTTATTTAAGATATCTTAACTATGAATACACAACTGATGGGTGAGCGTATTCGCGCTCGCAGAAAAGAACTCAAGATTAGGCAGGCTGCCCTTGGCAAGATGGTTGGCGTGTCTAATGTTGCTATTTCCCAATGGGAGCGTTCTGAAACTGAGCCCAATGGCGAAAACCTATTGGCCTTAGCCAAGGCTTTGCAGTGTTCCCCTGATTACTTGTTGAAAGGAGAAGATAGTCTTTCAAACATTGCCTATCACAGCAGGCATGATCCAAGAGGTTCGTATCCTCTAATTAGTTGGGTAAGCGCAGGATGTTGGATGGAAGCTGTAGAGCCATATCATAAGCGTGCAATAGATAACTGGTACGATACAACCGTAGATTGTTCAGAAGATTCGTTTTGGCTGGACGTAAAAGGTGATTCGATGACGGCTCCAGCCGGTCTTAGCATCCCTGAAGGGATGATAATACTCGTCGATCCTGAAGTAGAACCTCGTAATGGGAAGCTGGTAGTGGCAAAGCTCGAAGGAGAAAACGAGGCAACTTTCAAGAAGTTAGTTATTGATGCTGGCAGGAGGTTTCTAAAACCACTTAACCCACAATATCCGATGATTGAGATCAACGGGAACTGCAAAATCATCGGTGTAGTTGTCGATGCAAAAATAGCAAACCTTCCATAAGGGGCATTCGCCCCTTTTTTCTTTCCTTTAAAAATCAAAGCAAAACTTAAGTCCTGCAATAAAATTTAAGTTTTCTTCAAAAACACTCTTGACCACAAATTAAAGAAATCTTAAATTTAAGTCATCAGCAGGACGCTGGTAGCCAAACGGAACAGATTGGCAGGCTCTTTAACATTGATGGGATTGTCCCGCCGAAATGCGGGAACCAAAGAGTAGTTGGCTTTGGGGTGATGTGAAGTGCAGCCGCGCGACAGCATCAGGGAATTAACCTCCCCCCCCCCCCCNCAGGGAATTAACCCCCCCCCCCCCCCCGTCACGTCACCGCTAAAGTCAATCATCGGAGGTCAACATGACAGTAGTCATTACATATCTGGCTGACGATAACGCCAGAAATCGCCGCAGAGCACGCAGACAGGCTCAACGTGAACAGGCAATGCAAGAGCAGCGACTGGCGCGAAAGATTGCGCTAAAGCTCTCTGGTTGCGTCAGAGCAGATAAAGCAGCATCACTCGGAAGCCTTCGCTGCCAGAAGGCAGAAGAAGTCGAGCGTAAACAGAACCGTATTTACTACCGCAAGCCACGCAGTGAAATGGGTGTGACTTGTGTTGGTCGCCAGAAAATGAAATTAGGCAGCAAACCACTTATTTGAGGTGATATATGGAAGAACAGGCAAATAAGATTCTCATAGAACTATTGCAAAAAGCCAGTAATGGAATAGACGCGGCTGTCTCATTTAGCCAGGCACAGATTCCTGATGTTGTTCATCAATTGCTGCTATGGAATATGGTTGATAGCCTGATTAAAACATTAATAGCCATTCTAACAATCCCACTGGTTTTCTGGTTTATGAAGAAACAGTACCAAAAAGTTGAAATTGGTATATTCGATAATGAAGGATGGTTATGGGAGAAGGGAAAGCCTAAATACAAACCGACTATGATTTGGGAAAGTAACGGTGAGATTAGTTTTCTAATCTTACCATTAGCAGCAGTTTTTGTTCTGTGGGTAAGTTTTATTATTGCTGTAGTAACCAATATGACATGGTTAAAAATTTGGCTGGCCCCAAAGCTTTACCTTATCGAATATGCAGCATCATTGGTTAAGTAATTTCAGGCCGCATAGTCGGCCTTTATTTTTGGCATAAACAACAGAATAAACACTGCACTGTGTATTCATTCCAACGAGTGAATACACGGAGCAATGTCGCTCGTAACTAAACAGGAGCCGACTTGTTCTGATTATTGGAAATCTTCTTTGCCCTCTAATGTGAGGGCGATTTTTTATCTATGAGGATATGAATAGATGTCAAACATCAAAAAATACATCATTGATTACGACTGGAAAGCATCAATAGAAATTGAAATCGACCATGACGTAATGACAGAGGAAAAACTTCACCAGATTAATAATTTCTGGTCAGACTCTGAATACCGACTCAATAAACACGGCTCTGTATTAAATGCTGTATTAATCATGCTGGCGCAACATGCTCTGCTTATAGCAATTTCAAGCGACTTAAATGCATATGGTGTTGTGTGTGAGTTCGACTGGAATGATGGAAATGGTCAGGAAGGATGGCCTCCAATGGATGGTAGCGAAGGAATAAGAATTACCGATATCGATACATCAGGAATATTTGATTCAGATGATATGACTATCAAAGCCGCCTGAGCGCTGCGTTACCGCATACCAATAACGCTTCACTCGAGGCGTTTTTCGTTATGTATAAATAAGGAGCACACCATGCAATATGCCATTGCAGGGTGGCCTGTTGCTGGCTGCCCTTCCGAATCTTTACTTGAACGAATCACCCGTAAATTACGTGACGGATGGAAACGCCTTATCGACATACTTAATCAGCCAGGAGTCCCAAAAAATGGATCAAACACTTATGGCTATCCAGACTAAATTCACTATCGCCACTTTTATTGGCGATGAAAAGATGTTTCGTGAGGCCGTCGACGCTTATAAAAAATGGATATTAATACTGAAACTGAGATCAAGCAAAAGCATTCACTAACCCACTTCCCTGTTTTCCTAATCAGCCCGGCATTTCGCGGGCGATATTTTCACAGCTATTTCAGGAGTTCAGCCATGAACGCTTATTACATTCAGGATCGTCTTGAGGCTCAGAGCTGGACGCGTCACTACCAGCAGATCGCCCGTGAAGAGAAAGAGGCAGAACTGGCAGACGACATGGAAA